CAGGATTTTATAGCTATTCCCATCGTATCCTATATCTTGTGTATTCTTGATAAAGTCTTCTAATTCTCTTAAAAGCTTTATACTTACAGAATGACTATCTTCTAATTTTAGCTCAGTATACGCCACCATGTCAATAGAAATAACTCCGCTGTCGCCTAATTTACATAAAACAATATCATCTCTATTGTCATCGGCTATATTATAAGTTATGTAAGGGGTTTGAGTGCTATCAGGCAGATTCCCATACCCCCACTTCACAAGTGAACTGTTAAAATTAAAATTATCTCTTAAATATGTGTATAAACCAAAATCAAACATATCATTTCCTTATAGGTATTTAAACCCTTTTTGTTTTGCTATCTTTCTAGCAGCAGTTCTCATTGTACTATGTGGAACACCTTTTTTCCCTATGAACTCTAGCTTGGCACTATATGGAGCTTCTGCTATTACTTCATTTGCATTCTGCTTTATATTGTTTCTATAGTTTCCTGATATTACAGGCGAGGCTATCTTTGCTTCTGTTTGTATTTGCGATGCAGTAATGATAGCTTCTCGTTCTAGCTCTTTTGTATAATATTTTTCTAAGTTTGGAACTTTAACTTTTACTACCATTATGCATTACTCTTATTTAACCTGATTTCTTTATGTGCTTTAAAGCTACTAGGTTTTATTCCACTTACGCCGTCAGGTTGTTCCCCTTCTGACACTACATATCTTTGACCGTCTATATCTTGGATCAAATCATTACTTTCAAACACCTCATCAACTGAACAAAACAATATAGAAGCTAATGATGATTGTATCTTACCGTCTACAAATACTGTATCTGAAGTTCCTTTGTCTATCCTACCCTTAAAGGTTCTAACCAATGCTTTAGTTCCTGCTTGACCTAATGAACCCGCAGTCTTTCTATATAGCTTTAAATCGTTTCTTCTGTTTCTAATTGAACTCATTATTTCTTTAATCTCACTTTTTTATATACATTATTTGCATATTCTTCAGCTGTCCCAAAAACTATACTCAACTTTCTGTCTTTGCAATATGCCTTATAAAGTATCTCTGTTTCTCTAACCATATCTTTTATAAAATATACTTCAGATATATTTTCTTTATCTTGAAACCAATAAATGAACATATTAGAAGTTATATAGTCGGTATCTTTTATTGATATTTCACATTTTATATTTGTAGATTTTTTCTTTTTAAACATTAGTTTAACACCCTTACCCTAATATATGGTTTTAATCCGTTAGTTATTCCTGAAGGATATTGTAAGCCATTTATAGTTGACCCGTCTAATTCCGTACTTTGAGAATAAGAACCTTCACTTTCACTTGTTATATTTCCATTTTGTAATAGATCTCTTTCGTATATATCAAACCAAATCATTTTACCAATGATAGTCTCTACTTGTCTATAGATTTCACTTAACATTAATAAACCGTAAGTGTCTTCCGCTCTTAGGACTATATCTAATTGAATACTTGTATCTGTCTTAGCTATCACATAACCGAATTTATTCTTATTTCTCTTTGTGTCTTTAATATGTATTAAATCACCAACTATGAATAAGTCAGTATTGTCAAATGAACTTATAGTCCCATCAGTAGCAAATGTTAAATCATCTGATGATATATGAACCTTTGTAATTTTTGAGGTGTAATCTTTACAGAATGATGTGATGTTACTTGAACTTGTATCACTCTTAATATAGAAATGATTATTCATATAATCTAGTATCATAGCAAGTGATGGCATAAGAGCCTCTTCAATCAATACATCCTTATCCGAGTCTACTCTAGTCCATACTGTACTGAATAAATAAGAATATCCTCTTGTGTAAGTGATGTCAGTAACATTAGCTAATAGAGTTTGACCCTCTACAGGCGTAACAATATCTGATTGTTTCTTATATGTGTATGTGTTGTTTAATTTAACTGTGTAAAGGTCTAGCATTTTTTCTTCCTTGTTTTCTTAGGAGCTACTCTCTCAACAGACGTCATCAATATACAATCGTCAATACCCGCATTAAAGCAAGGTTCACAGTCTGTTAAATTTATGTAATTGAATGTAGAATAAGGCTCAGGATAAAATATCTTGAACTCGTGTACAAATCCAAAACCACTGAATGAGGAAATCTTTTTTTGCTGTCTGACCTTTCCTTGAATTTTATACCTTTGCATAATCTTCTCCTATTTAACTTATATTAACATACGATTTCTTAAAAGTCAATTACAATCTTATTATTCTTGCTTGTTTCTTATGAGCTGAATCTTTACATACTGCATATCTAATAGCATCTATCGTGTGATTGTTTTTATCCTCAGGTTTAGGTAACATATCACCTGTCTTTCTATCCTCTAACCATTTATAACTTTGAAACTCATTTATAACTGCTCTACATGACGAATGTATTATTATATCATAATCTTGTAAGAACTTAATCCCTGTTTCTATTGAACCCTGTCCTTTATCAGCAGACTTAGCGTTTATTCCTAGGGTTTTGTATTCTGCTACAGACTTAGGCTCTGCACTATCACAATAAACGACATCTTGTTTTAATATCTTCTTAACGTGAGGGGCGGACTCTGAGTTTAACATACCAACTTTATATATAGTATCGCATATATGTATTATCTTTCTTTTCTTATCTATAGCTAACCTAACATATGAAAAAGGGTCATCGGAGAAGCCCCAATCAACACCATGTCTATAGTTTCCAAAAGATTCTTTGTCAAAATCTTGCACTTTCCAATTATTGAATATCAAACCACCCATAACACCCCAATTACCTAGGGTATAAACATCGTGATAATATGGGTCTGTTTCATCTTCTAATTGCTTAATATCTTCAGGCTCTAGGAATGTATTATCTAAATAGGTTGTTTTTAATATAGATGTTGTTTCATCTTCAAAGTACTTCTCACCATTATCTCTCCATATACTAAAGAACTGTTTAAATATCCAATGTGTTTTTAGTACAGGATTAAACAATAGGATTATTCTCTTTTTAAACTTAGACGTCCCACGAAGCCTTTTAATAATAGTCTTGAAGTCTTTATATGTAAACTCTGTTGCCTCTTCCATCAATATAGTATCTATTACACCTATCCTTGACCTAATTGATTTAAGTTTCTCTGTGTCATCTGCCCCAGCGAATAATATCTGTGAGCCTTTAAGCCTACAGGTAATCTCGTAATTAGATTTGTTTATATGAAAATATTGTCTTAATTTTAAACCGTTGATTTTTTCTAATACTTCATTGAACAATGATTTATTAATTGTAGCACCTACCTTTCTTAGTGCTAATATGTTTCTACCCTTTAAACAGTCTAATACTAACATCTGAACTACTGAGTATGATTTACCTGAGGAAGAACCTCCAAAATATATCTGGTAATAATGTTCGTTACCCCATAAATATTCTTTATATATTTTACCTATTCGTTTTGATAGACCTTTTAATTTAATCTTCATCGTCTAAATCTATCTCTATGTCTGAGTTAAGATTTACATTTTTGTTTTCTGTTTCCATCTTATCTACCCATCCAAAGTTTTTAAGTGCAAATATATCCCCTGAATTACCTCTTGTAATTAGTCTTTTCTCATATGCATTCTCTATTTTAAGCTTAGCCTGCCTTATCGTACCAAAAAATTCATCCTTCTTTTCATAGTTTAAAAGAGTTTCTCTATCACATTCTAAGTGTATTGCTAATCCTGTTATTGTATAATCACATTCTTCACTTTCAAAAAACGCTTTAATTTTTTTATCAAGCTCTTCAGGTGTTTTAAACAATAATGGTCTTCCTACTTTCTCTGTCATCTTATACTCTCACATTACCAAACAATTCTCTTAATGAAAATCCTGTTTTGGCTTTTTCTAATTCTTTTTTGTTATTTATGTCCTTAACGTGAGACTCTTCTAATTGTTTTCTAGCTACACTTAAGTCTTGCATTGTTAAGCTATCCATCTAATCTTACCCCCGTTATTTTACCACTTGAATTTATATCTTTGGTTATAGCATATTTAATACATTCTCTAGGTGACATTCCAAATTCATAAGCACTTATAGCAAAGTCTGATCCTGAACCAATAGCGTAATATTTTTCATCTATTTTTTCTAAAGTCTTATCCCCTGAGTATGCACAGTATATTTTATTACCATCACTTATAAAAAATTCCCATGGCTCAGTTGTTTCTATAGAAGATAAATCTACATCTTTTATACTTTTGATACTAGATATTTGTTTTTTTGTTTCGTCACAATGTCCTAGACAACCAGCAAATCCGAATATATATCCATTTCTTTTGAATACCTTTGCCTTCTTTGTAGACATTATAGTATTACCTCTTGATACTTGACCCTCTGAAAATGCCTCTTTAGTTATTGTCGTTACAAAACAAGTTGACATCTTTAATCCTCCAATACTATTTTTAAATCTTTAGCCATTTTGTTATTAGACATATGTATTCCGTTTATAGTTTTAGCTATTCGGTTATATATTGTGTTTCTATCTGTGTTTACTAATTTTGGGAAATCTTCTTTAGTAATCTTTTTACCTGATATTTCCTTATAGTCGTGTATGCACATTTCTAATACTTCGTCATATTTTTCTATGTCGAACTTATTAGCCCATTGTAGTAGCTTTTCTTTTGATTGCGTTTTTAAATCTGTTGTCATTTACTTATCCTCGTACCACTCTATTGTTTCTTCTTGCTCTTCTATTGTATCTTGTAGTATTATTATATATAAACATAGGGCTATTATTGTAATTATTGATGCTATTAGTAATATTAACATTTCTTATCTCCTATGTGTAGTTTATATCTTACTATACTTTTGTTTATATTGCAAGGTTATTTGTTTTTAAGTTTTTATACCCTTATAGTTTATAGCACACTTAGGCAATCCGAATTCATCATACATTGGAGATATACCAGGAGTGGTTTGTCCATATCCTAAAT